GCTTTGAATCAATAGGGTAATTGATACATAAACCAATGGATTCATTTCTTCACCGCTTTCTTTTTCTACATAAACCAATTGTCCAAGCATGTTGAATGTTTTCCTTTTGTGTGACCCATTCAAGCTGTGATGCTCTGCAATCGTGTTTTTTACCTTTTTTGTGATTCACTATGTTTTTACATTCAGGATTTGGAACAAATGCAGTTGCAACCAAAATATGAAGTCTTTCACATCTGCCATCTATTTTCACACGCAGATAACCATTTCCATCATCATAAGGTTTCAACATTTTTCCATTTCTTGAATTTCTAACATCACCCATTGAACTGACTTCATAATTTGGATGATTCTGAATTCTTTTCCATGACCTTTTGGGCATTTATTGCATCACCTACCTGACAATGTATTTTTGAAGTTTTGTCCAATGCTGTTCCAATAAGAACAGCAACATCATTGTCAAGTGAATAATTGCATCTTGCTATTTTTAACAAGGTGAAAATGTGATTCAATTCGTGTTCCCAATAATCCAAGTTTAGTGTGTGTGTGTGTGTGTGTGTGCATCATTTCTTCATCCCTTTCACTTCAACCTTGACATAAGCTGATTTTTTAGAAACTTTTGAACATTCTTCTGCAATTTCAGGATGAAGTTTTTTCAGCTTTGCACTGTCAATGGAAGATGCGGTTGTTTCTGCAACATATGTGATATTCAGAATGTCAGATTCAAACTTCTTAATACAATGATTTTCCATAGCCTGTTTCAGTTGGTCTTTCAATTCTTTTTCTTGTTCTTCACACTGTTTTTTCATGTTGACAACTGTGACAATGTTCTGAAGCAGTGCAAGCTGCTGATTCCCAAATTCAACCAAAGCCTTTTCTTCATCAATTGCATCTGCACATTCTTCAGGTTTGAATGACAATTCACACATGTCAGTACAATCACTATTGTCAGGGCAATGATAACAACAACCTTCAAATTTACCCTGTGGGCAAGCATTTTTACATTTATACATCATGAACACCTTCCTTTTCCAAAATAACCTGCATTTCTTTGATTTTCTGTAACAAATCAGCCTGACATGGAAGTTCCAATTCACTTTCAATGTACTTGCTCAATCTGTTTACTGCATCAGCAACATTTGCTGTTTCATCATACCTTCTGAATGTAACCCCATCACTTTCAATAAAAATTTCCAGTGGGTCACCTTCACGAATGTCAAGATGTTTTCTGATTTCTTTGGGGATGACAACCCTTCCCAAATCATCAATTCTTCTAATCATTCCAGTTGATTTCATACTTTTTCACTTCCTTCTAATATGTAAATTTCTTTATATTGAACACCAAAATCAAGTGCTTCTTGATGGGTGTCAAAATAAACATCAATTCGATTTCCTTTGATTGCACCGCCTCTGTCCTGAACTGTGTATTCATGACCATCAATGAAAATCTTTGTACCAAATGGTAAAATGCTTGTGTCAGCTGCCACTGTTACACCTTCAGTTGCTTTTACACCTGAAGCAGTGATTCCATCTGATTTTCCGCAACACTGCTTGCAAGCACAATATGCTGTCAGCTTGAATTCACCAAGATTTCTGAATTCCAATTCAGATTCACATGACATGGTTTTTGGTTCTTCAGCACTAACTGAAATTGCAACTGCTTCATCTAATGGGGGGGTATGATTCACCATCATTCCTGTGAAGAATCCCACTGAACCGCCAATCAAGAAGCATATCAACCAGGAACACATGATTCTTTTGAAAACAATATCTGATTTTTTACCTTTTGCATTCTTTGAACAATTCATCTGTAAAATCTTTCCTTTCATTTAAAGTTGCAAGAATATCTTCTTCAACTGTGTCTTTGCACATCAACAGATAATAAAAACAAGGCATTTCCTGACCGATTCTGTGAATTCTTTTCTTGCTCTGTTCAAAATTTTCTGAACTTTCAGGAAGTGTGAAATACACCATTTTGTTTGCCTTCTGAAAATTCTTTCCTTTTGCCCCTGCCTGATATTGAACAAGTGTCACTGAATCACTTTGGGTTTCGTATGCTTCCAAATCATCTGTGTGACCATTCAATTCTGACAGTGGTTTTTCAAGCTGTTGCACAATTTCTTTCAAAGCATACAGTTCTTCATTAAAGTTATAAAAAACAATCAATCTGTCATTTGTGCTGCTTGCAATGTCTTTAAATGCTTGCAGTTTTTCTTTGTTGTATTGACCGCACAACATCCTGGAATACAATCTTTTTGTCAGGGTGCTATCACCAATCAATTCAACTCCGTCAACTGTTACAATGTCATTTTTTCTGAATTTTCGATATTCTTTTGTTGCATTCACATGTACTGGAATGAATGTCTGTTCAGGAAGTTCAAAACATTCTTCTGTTTTCATGAAAACAGCACCATGTTCACGCATTTTTTGTTTTAATCGGTCAACATTTTTGTATGGGTTTTCTTTATCAATAACTTTATGAATGAATCCATCACTTTCAACTGTGACCCAATTCACATAATGTTTGTTGTATAACTCTTTGCTGATATTCCACCCAAGCAAATTCATTTGTGACCAAAGATTTTCATATTTTCCTGATGTCGGTGTTCCTGATAATAGAATCACATTGTCAGGTTGCATTTTTAGCACAAATTTGGTTCTTTTTGCAGTGTCATTTTGAATCATGGAACTTTCATCAAGCATCAGTGTGAAATGCTTTAATTCAAGCAATTCTGACCGCCTGAATGCAAGTTCATAATTGATGACCATGACACATGGTTCATTGGGATTTTCTAACAGTGCTGTCCAATCATCTTTTTTCCAAAGGGTGCAGTCATAAATCATTTTGAACTCATCTTCATACATAATGAAATGATTTATCCAGTCATTAACCTTTGATTTTTGGCATATCAGAACATTGACATCTGTTTTCAATCGAACCATTTTTTCAGTTCCAACATAAGTTTTTCCTAACCCCATATCCAGGTAATATGCAACTTTGTTGAATGATTCTGTACAATTCAAAGCATCATCCTGATGTGGATATAATTTCATTGCAATCACCCTTTAACCATTAAGCAGATTTTTATATTCATCAAGCATGGTTTTCGGTGCAGGGTCTTTTTCTGCAAGCATTTCATATATTGCCTGATTCTGTAACTCTTTCACTTTTGCATCCATCTGTTTCTTCAAACTTTTAATTTTTTCAGCTTTGGATTTTCTTTCTTCATAAGCGGTAAAATCAACTTTTGTGATGATTTCCCTTCCACACTGAACCGATTTTGCATCAAATTCTTCACTGTTAATGCTAACAACTTTTGCAATCCCAAGTCCGTGATGACCTGACTGAACAACCACAATGTCATCAACACTGATGTTTTCATCATAAAGTGCATAAGCATAAACTGATTTTGTGTTTGTTCCTTCCAAAAAACTGATTCCTGCCACCTTGTAATTTTCTAACATGATTTTTTCATCCTCACTTTCAATTTCTTCAATAATTTCAAGCTTATTTTGCTTAAACCAGTAAACACCATAACTACTTGCTGAATTGGTATGTTTTTCAAGCTTTACACCGATTGTTCCACCTGAAACAAAGGTGTTAGTTCTTTTGACAAGTCCAATTTCACCAACAAACCTGTCATCATACCCTGCAAATGGTAAAACTCTAACCTTCATATCAATTTCTAATTTCATGTTTTACACCTCAATTTATGTAATCATTCAACTTCTTTGGTGAAATGTGATAACTGAATCTGTTTGATGTTTTCACCGCAACACCAAATGGAAGTGTGCCTTGCTGCAATCCCACCCTGATGAACTGCTTTGATTTACCAAGCAACTTTGCAGCCATTGCAACAGAAACATTTTTCAATCCCTTTGTTTCAGGAAGTGAATTGTCATCTGATGTCAAGGCTTCCACTGAACATTCAAGAACTTCAGCAATTTTTTCAATTGCTTTCTGCTTCGGTTCATACTTACCTGACAAATACTGACTGATTCCTGATTTCCCAATTCCAGTCATTGCTGAAAGTTCTGTCTGTGAAATGTTTCTTTCAACCATGATTTTTTTCAAATTGTTTGCAAAACTCATTTTTCATCATCCTTTCTTCTTGTTTGGTTAAGCTTCCTTAACTTTTGGGGTAAAAAAATATGCAGGTATTTCATCAGTTGAAATTTTCAAAATTTCACAAGCTTTGTTGATTTCCTTCTGTGTGAACTCTGACTTGTTGTTTAGTCTTTCAGAAAGTGTTGTTGTGGAAATTTCCAAAGCTTCAGCAAATTCATCCTGCCTTCCAAACTCTCTGATTTTACCTCTTAATTTACTGTAATCAAATTCTACTTTCACAATTTCACCCCCTTTACAGTTCAGGTTCAAGTTCAACATCACATTCAGCACATATGATTCTGACTTCTTTGGTTGCTCTGATAATCAATCCGCATTCAGGGCATACATACTTCCTGGAAGAAGATTTGCTTGCTGAAGCAATTTTTGGAATCTTGCTTCTGTATATGTTGAATTCTTTTTCATCATTGCAACATGAAACAATCCATGCAGCTGCTTCATCAGTCAATTTTGTATCACACCAACCATATTTGGAATCTTTTTCAACAAGCAATGCCCCTGTGTGTTCAGCAGTTTCTTTGTACCTCTTGTTGTGATATTTGCCTGACCTTGATGTGTCCTGAACTTCATTCTGAAGGTTCAGCAAGTGAACCATTTCATGAATCAGTGTGCAGCAGATTTCTAAAAATGGTCTTGCAAGATATTCTGCACACATGTTAATTTCATAATATCCTTCAGATTCATCTTCAGATTTGTCCTTCCATGCTTTCCAGGAAGTACACCAACCATAAGCACCTTTTGTTGTATCGGGTGCAACTGTGATGATTGGTTGCACCAGTTCATTATTAAAATACCTTTTATTGAATTTTGAAAATAAACTTTCAAGTTTAAAAACAACATCCTGAAGTGTGTTATTCATTTTACATCCTTCCTTTCCCAATCTTCAATCAGCGGTTTTAATATTTCTGCTGTTGTTTTACATAAAACATCATAAATTTTTGAATACAATTGAACATATTCAATGTTTTCATCATCAGGTGTATTACCAAAAAGAATTGATTGAATGCAAGGGTACGATGCTTCATTCTGTATCAACATAAAGAATAGTTGATTTGTCAAACTTCCTAATGCGGATGTATGTAATTTTTGGTCAAACATTTTAGGATAATATTTATAAAAAATATCACTTCTCAAATTTCTATATTTTTGAATGGGTGATATGGGTTTAACAACTTCAACTGTTCCACCTGTTAATTTAGTAACTGTATCTTGTAAAATATCAATCTGCTGTTGTAATCTTTCAATGTCAGTCATATTTCAACACCCTTTCTTGATTTTTATTTAACCATTCAGAACCCTTTTTGAATCCACCATGTAAAAATCGCATTCCATCAAAATCTTCAATATATCCAATAATGGGAATTTCGGTGATTTTCATTCTTGTTCTTTTCTCAATTGATGCAATAATGTGTTCTGTGTAATATTCATCTTTATCAGGGTTGTCAAGATGAAGGTCATTGTCATAACAGTGAACAAACTTTCCATCATAATATAAAGTGATGTAATTGTGACCGCTGCATTTCATTGAATACCCTTTAATTTTCATAATCACATACCCCTTTCAACTTTGAACAACCACTGACCATCTTCTGTCACAACACCAAAATATTCATCTGTTCTTGTGAAGTGGTATTCGATACCATAAAACTGTTTAACTGCCATTTGGTAAACACTCCACTGTTCCTGACACAACCTTGCACTGTCATAATTCTTTTCGGTCAGGTACAAATCCCAACACTTGATGCAGTTTTCAAGTTCAGCACCAAATTCAGTTTTTAGAAATTTTTCCGCAT